CGATGACAATGTGCTCGAAGGTATTTACAATAAGCAGTATGCACTAAGTGAGTTTACTGATCCATCATCATTTAAATCTTACAGTGAACTTAATCTTAAGTTGACACGTGTGTTAGGTGAGGAAGTAAAGATGGCAGCACCAGAAGATGATGCTCCATTTAATGATGCACCTGCAATGTCTGATCCTGTTGCAACAGCCGCTGATCCAGTAGCTAGAGCTGATTCAGACAATGATGATACTATGAGTTATTTTGCTAAACTAGCAGCTGAAGCTTAAATCACTAAGCCCTCTTCGGAGGGCTTTTTAGTACTTACTGCCCAGGCATATATCCTTTTCTACCTTCAAAGGCTGCTGCTTGATAACCTTGAATATAATTATGAATTTGAGTAATACTATCACCTACAACACTATTTCCTGAATTAATTATACCACCATTCATTCCAGCAGGACCAAGTAAACCTAATCTGTTTTTTTCATTCATTTCAAGTTTTGAATTAAGATTTGCTCCTCCGTTTCCACCTGGTAAAGCTAATTCAGAAGCAAGGTCATCAGGATTCCATCCTAAATCTGCTAATTGTTCCATTAATAATGCTTTTTGATCTGCAGTTTTGCCTTTCATCAAAGCTTTAATTCTATCAATTGCTTTTTTTCTTTTCTCTTGAGTAGTAAATTTTCCTGATCCATATCTACCATCAGGCGCTAGTAATCTAGCAAATTCTGCATTTTCTGGAGCTAGTAAATCTGTAGTTTCTTGTGTGTAATCTTTTATAATTTCCTCACGAGCTTCCAATAGTTCTGACTCATTTGCAGAATATGATTTCATAATCATACTTGATATTTCCCAAACAACCCATGCTCCAAGTCCCCAAGGACCCATAAATCTTAATAAACCTCTTCCAGTTAAAGATAAACCTTTCTTAAATCCAGCATTAGCATATAATCTACCTTTCATACTATTTTTAGGCGCAGCGGCGTAAGATGCTCTAACTTTATTTCCTACATTAGTAGCAACCCTTTGAACAATTTTAGATTTTGATAATAAAGCACCAGCAAATAAAGCATTAAATGTATTATCCATAGTAGTTTCAAACGCACTTTGCTCTGGTAAATCTTCTAATTCTCCAGGTAAAACGGATGAATCTGATGTGTCTTCTCCTTCATCACCTTTAGCAGATAAAGATAAAAATGATCCAGCAAGAACTGCAGCTAGAACAAATGGCCATTTCCTTGGATTAGCAAGCATTCCTACTTGTTTACCCGTTAATTTAAACTTTCTAAATATTTTTCTACCTAAAATCTTAAAGCGCAATGCCATTGTTTTTGCAAAACCTCTTTTTGTGCCAAATCCAAACCATTTTTTCATTCGTGCAACTAAACCAAGACTAGCAACTCCAGCAGCTGCAGATGCAGCGGTTCCAACTGTACTAGTTCCAGTACTACCATCTGGAATTGGCATTTCTCCTGCTCCTGCTCCTCCAGCGCCAACACCTGCACCTGCACCTGATATAGTTCTAGCGTTTAGTTTTATTGCTTCTTTTCTAGCTTCTTCTTGTAATCGTTGTTGAGTATTGTATCTTTTTGTATCTTCTGCTCTAGATGTTTTTAAAAACGATAGTATTTGAAAATTAATATTTTTAAGTGTAGAAAGATTTTGTACTAAGCTATCAGTATTAACTTTTATTAAACCCGTAAAAGGATCTTCCATTGCTGCAGCTGCTTGTGCTACTGGTGTTTGTGCTTGCGGTACTTGTGATGCTTCTGTTGCTGCAGTTTGATAATAGAAACCTTCAATGATGTTTCTATTAATATCTACTAATGTTTTATTTCTAAATGTATCTCGTTGTTTAGTACCGCCAGTAGTTCTATCAGTAAATGTTTTTGCTTGACCTGCGATAAACCTACGACGAAAGTCTTCGGTAGAGTCTACAATTGCAGCTTGTTGTTCTTCTTGAACATCTCCTTGTAATGCAATTTGTTCAGCACGTTTGGCTTCTTCCGCTTCTCTTAATCTATCGCGTACACTACCAGCATTCAGCTTTCGTAACTGACCGACGACTTCTTGAAGCAACATTATGTTTTGATCTTTCTTAGCCATTTTGTTTTTTTATCCTTTCATTTTGTTCTTTAACATGTTCCTGCAAAAGGGTTAAATAAATCTCCCTTTCCCATGGCATCATGTTATCTAGCTCTTCTAACCCAAAATTATGCTGATGCATTAAAGCAAAATTTAGTTTATAATAACTTATAACGCTACTATGAGAAAGGGCTATTGAAAAAAATCAGCTAACCCGTTTAACTCTATATTATTACTTTCACTACACTTCTTACAATCAAATTCAATTACATAACTTAATGACGGTGCTTTTGCCATTACTTCAACTATCTGATTAAATTGTTCATTACTTAAACTCTCAACAAATTCTTTTACTTCTTTTTTAGGTACATCTGCAGCAACAAATATTTCTTCGCCGCTGTATATTGTACCAATTGTAGATGCCATCATATTAATAATTGTTTCAGTCTCACTTGCTTCGTCTACTAAATCAACATGTCTGTTTTTCATAGTAGGCCATTTTAGTTCAACACTTATATCACTTGTCAATTTAATCATTGTATCAGTTTGATCTTCAAGATTCTTAACTGTAACCTTATCTAAATCAACTTTTACTGTATTTGATTCTTCACAGTGCTGACACTTAGGTGCTAATTCAATACCTTCACCTACTGACTTTGCACGTAAAGTTACAAATATATACTCCACGTCAAAATTTGTTAATGCATTAATATCAAGAGGTGATTCTACACACTCTTTAATAATATTCATAACAGCATTTTCAATCTGTTTATCATCATTAGATTCCATTGCGATTAACAATAGTTTCTCTTCTTTGACCACGTATGGTCTATATGTAATACTTTTGCCTGTTGAAGGCACAATCATATCATACTTTGGTGTTACCATTCTTGGTAGCATATCAATTTACTCCATTATTATTATACAAATCCTTGTTCTATATCTACTTGCTCTCTTAAAGGTGGAAACCACGATTTTATTGTACTTCTATCTTTGTCTCTTTCATCTGTTTTCCAATTATCGTATTCCCATGTTATTGTTACTTCTAATATTCCATCAACACCTTCACCTAATTCAACTTGACTGACTTGTATTGGATATGCTTTTTGTAAAACAATAGAATACGTTTTTGTATCGTTTTCATCTCCAAGTAAAGCATCAATTTGTACATCAGCTGTATAATCAGATTTATAGTAAGCCTTATAATGATTACCTGAACTATCGATAATCATCTCTTGCCATAGATCAAAATACTTTTTCATATAATAATCACCAGTTAATAAGAATGACATCGTGACTTCATCAGTAGCCATTGAATAGGGTTTCTTTGCAAGGTGATGGTTATGTGTAGCTTCAGTGGTAGATATACGTTTTCCTGGAAGTGCTACAGCTGTGCACAATATCCATGTGTCACGGCCATCTTGTACCCAATTATTACCACTTCCCCCATTTTTAATTATAGGATGGGTAAAATGAACTCCGTATCGATTACCGCGTGCTATACCTCCACGTTTCGATAATAAGGCCTTCATGTTATCTATTGGATTTGGCATTAGTATTGTCTCCTTGAATCTGACCAAACTGTGCCAACACTGGCTTTCTTAAAGTTTGCTGTTTGTAAAAATATTGCTATATTCCATTCTGCAGCATTCACCTTCATTATGTTTGATGTTACATTTGCTGACAAGTAATGTTTAAAGCATGGCTTAAAATATTTATAGTTCTTTGTTGCCATTAACAACTTATATGTTATCTTAAATCTTGTAGTCTTATCAAACTTTTGATTAGAAGCTGTATCATTTAATTTATCTAAGAAGATTGCACGAACTTTAGGTGGTAGATAATGTAAGTTAATACCGTAGAATCCGTCTTTTGCAGGACCAACAACAATCGTTAATGGAAATGCATCATAGTAAGGCAGGGTCTTTTTAAGCTTTGGATTATATGTGTACATTACCATATCACCAGGTGAAGCACCAGATTGTTTACGTAATCTATCATCACCTAACATTTTACCTGATCCGATCTTACCAAGCTTTGAAACATTCGATGCAAACCAATCATTTGCTTCTTTACTACGAGCCTTTAATCCTTTACGGAATGCTTCGCCTTCTAACTTATCGAATAAACTAGCCACTAAATGTCTCCATTAATTGAGGTCCAAATACCACCATAATATATGCAATGATCGTCATAGCAGCTATACCACCTAATAAGAACTTTATTTTAAAATCATCCACCATCATTTTAAATCCTATTATTTCATTCCCTAATATTCTTAGAGATAATTCTAGCTTGCCTTCGCTTTGATCTTCTTCTTTCATAACTATATTTATACTCTTTTCTTCAGTGATTTCCATATTCTTTTGCCAGTCTTTGTTTTGCTGGCTTTGAATCTCATTGTCATAGTTTTGATACCCATTGCTTCAAGTTCTTTCTCTGTCCATATCTGAAACTCATAACCACGTTCATCACAAAACTTTTGTGCATACTTCCACTTCGAAGTATTCTTCATATATGTTAATGCCTCATTAAGCTTTTTACGTTTAGGTGGTTGTGTTTGAGATGACGGTTTGATTTCAACCAAAAGGGTACGGCCACTTGTAGTTCGTATAGTGAGGTCAACAAAGTATCTATGGGGTTTATTATCAGTTGCGCATATATAACCTATTACAGTTTCTTCAGAGTTCCACCATTTAACCCATGATGCATCATCTAAATGTCTAAATGCATTGCGTTCCCATAATGATCTGTAATGTATTTTGTTGGGATCACCTTTATACTTATGAAGGTTCTTAGGTTTCCATGATCCAGAATATGTTTTTTTCATACAACTATTTATACAAACCCGTATAAATAACTATATAACGAACCAAAGGACCAATTATGTCAATAGACGGCAAATATTTTTCATCACAATTATTAGATAGTAAACCATTCTCTAGAAAATTAGATGATGCGATGGATCCATTAAATTTAACCAACCACGACAAATTTCGCAGAGCTGGAAACCCGTTTAATTTAAAATATCCTAGTACTGTTGGAGATTCAATGGGTGGAGCTTTTTTAGATTATAATACCAATCAATCAAGTGAATTTGCAAATACTAGAGTTAATGAAGGTATAAACAAAGACTCTATAGAACCATATGTATTTTTTGAATTTATGTCAGTAGTTCCTAGAGATAAAAATAAAGCTATTAAAGCCAAGAAAAAAATAAAAGATAATGAAATGCCCATGGGTGCTTTTGCAAAAAAAATATCAGAAAATAAAGATCTAGATGGAAGAAATTCAGCTTTATCTCAAATTGAATACAGCTTTATTGGTGCATCGCAAACAGGAAATTCAAGACAAGATCCACCAAAACCTGGTGATGAATTAGTAGGAGCAATCGACGATGCAAAAGAATCAGGTTTATTAAAAAGAGCTTTAAGAGAATATAAAGGTTCTATAGCAATGTATATGCCTACTGATATTCAATTTAATGATACTATACAATATAATGAAAATAGTAGAAGAATATTTGGAATAATGGAAGGCATTGGTATTGGTGGTGATACGGATATTTTTAGTCAGAGTACACTTGATTCATTAGTAGGACTAGGAATAGTAGGTGCAGGTGCGGGAATTGGTAAATTAGGTAAGTTTGTGTCTAAGTTCTTTGGTGAAAAAGTTGGTGGTTTTATTGCTGAAAAGGGTGGAGCTACAGGTGGTTTACTTGGTGCTGCTGGTGCTGGTGTTGTAACTGATGAATATCAAAGATCTACTGGTAGAGCAACTAATCCGCACGAATATATGGCATATCAAAATACTGGGTTAAGAAGTTTTACATATACATTTACATTTTTACCAGATAGCAAAAAAGAATCAGAGGATGTAACACAAATTATTAAAGAATTTAGACACGCGGCTCACGCTGATAAAATTGATTCTCTTAAAGTAACAGTTCCTGAGCATGTTATTGTATCACATCACGGAGCAGGAGATATGATTCAACTGCCACCGCTTGTTATTGAAGCGGTTAACGTTACATATAATCCAAATAATGCTTCATTTTTCCTTGATGGTGGTAATCCAGTTGAAGTTGGATTAAGTGTAACATTTAGAGAAATTGTTCCGCTCTTTAAGAAAGATATTGAAGGAGGTATGTAATGTATTTTTCGAATATAAACAATGTAGCAATTGATGTAGATGGATCTGGTAATATAGATGTATTAAAAAATCTAACTGCGCGCGCTAAAGTAAGTGATGAGTTATTAAATAGCGGTGGTTTTTATGAAACCATAACAATTCAAGATGGAGAAAGGCCTGATATTCTTTCAAAAAGATTGTATAATAACGAAACATATCATTGGACTTTCTTATTACTTAATCCTCAAATAAAAAATATATGGGATGATTGGCCAATGGGATCAGCACAGCTAATAGAATACTGTACAAATAAATATCAATACTTAGCTGCCGATACCGATGATGATCTTAATAATAAATTTATACTTGGCGAAACAGTAAAAGGTAGTGTATCTGGAGCTTTAGGAAAAATTAAAGAGATACATGTTAATTTAGGTTATGTCACAATTGATTTAACTTCTGGTACATTTTCTGAAACCGGTGAAACTATTAATGGTATTAATTCTCAAGATTCTGTCACGTGTAATTTTATTAAGTCGCAGGCTTATGCACCACATCATCATAGAAACACGGCTGGAGTTAGAGTAAAACGTAGTTCTACAACAGTGCCTTATACATTAATAGATTATGAGACAGCAGTAACCGAACAAAATAGACAACTTAAAGTAGTTAAACCTGAACATATAAACACTGTAGCACAAACGTTTATATCAACAATGAGTTAATATGTTAATTGATTCATTTAAAGTAACAGCTGCTACTAGTGATATCACTGATCTTATTACTGGTATGACATTCTTTGAAAGCATTAATGGATTACTAAAAGGTAATATACAGATGCTTGATGGTACAAACTTTTTTGATTTAGCTATTGGTGAACAAAATAGATTAATTCCAGTTGAAATTGGAATAATTTATGATGGAAAAATGATTTCAATGATTTTTATGATTGATGGTATCAATCAAATGAAAATTTTTAAAAATGAAAAATCATATGTAATGCACCTTATTACAACTGAAGAATACAATTTAAAATTAAGTGATATAAGTGCTGTGTATGGAGGTACCGCCAATAATATTGTTGAAAGAATATTTCTACAAGCATCTGGTGAAACAAATAAATTAATTGTTAATACTCCTTCAATAACAAATGGAAAATATATTGTTCCTAATATACCAGCGATAGAAGCAATTGCAAATGTAACATATGCAGCAGTTGATTCTAATCAATCTGGATTTTATTTCTATCAAAGGTTATATGATGAAGGAGCATGCAGATTTGGATCTCTATATTCAATGTCAAAAGATTTTCATATGGTTGATGGAGAACAATTTAAAATAAAAAATGCAACTATTAGTTTAGACGAACTTAATACCGGTACAATAGATTTAACAGGTACAGCCAAAGGATTTGAATTAGAAGAATACCGTATGCATCATAGCGATAAACTTTATGCAGGAGAATATGGTCATAAACTTCATCATGTAGAATTAGATGAATCAAAAATAAATAAGTATGAAGCATTATCAAATAATAGTAGTCATATTTCAACAAGATATAAAATATCAGAAAAATTGTATGATGTATACACTGAATCGCGAGGACCACACGGTGAACCAGTAGAATACCAGCAAAAATCTTTATTTCATGAGGTTGATTCTCCTAATACGCAAGCAGCAATTAATTTAAGAAAAAGAATATATAATAATACGATTAATGTTAATGGTATGGTTCCATCTCCGTTTCTAGGAGCTGGTCAATCAATTCAATTAGAATTAGGATCAGGTGACAATTCTTATTCAATTTCAGATGGGATCTATATTGTAGGTAATATAAATCATACATTTTCTAGAAAAGATGACGGTGGTGGATTAGATTATCTTCAAAATGTTAAACTATTAAGAGAGTATGCATAATGTATCAATTTGGTGAAGTAAAAAATATTAACGATCCAGAAAAACTCGGAAGAGTAAAAGTAAGTGTATTTGGTGTTCATGATGATATACCTTCGCATTCATTAGGATGGTCAAATGTTTTAATGCCTGCTAATACACCTGCAACACTGGGTCATGGCCATTCGGTTAATTTAAAGGCAGAAGTATTGTGGAAAACAGGAGATCTTCTACCTAATCCAATAACTACTCCTGCTCCAGAATTTAAAGTGATTACTGATGTTGCGCCTGATTATACATTTGACGCAGGTTCAAATGTTCCAAGAACTGGAGATGTAAGAGAGCAAGGCAGCTTAGTTTGCGGTATGTTCCTTGATCCAGCAATGCAAGAATTTTTAGTTGTAGGAAGTTTACCTACAAAAACTGATGGAACACAAGATAACAATTTAAGAGTAAGAGGTGAAGCAGATCCTCACTCAGATGAACAAAAGGGTGTCTATGAACCAGTAAGCCCGTACGATCCAACATACCCATATAACCACGTGTATGAAACAGAGAGTGGACATGTTAAAGAATACGATGATACTCCTAGTGCTGAGCGTATAAAAGAAAGACACATGAGTGGTACTCAATACGAGATAGGTCCAAATGGTTCAAAGGTAGAAAGAATCGTAAATGATAATTATCAGTTAGTAGCAGGTCATGATACACTTGAAGTAAAGGGTAGTGTAAAGATTATTGTAAGTGGTGATTGCAAGTTATCAGTAGCAAAAGATCTTACAGCAAATGTAGGTGGCAATATAGAGGCTAATGTAACGGGTAATGCACTAGCAACAATTGGCGGTACAACTACTGTGTTGAATACCGGTGATATGGATTTAACTGTTAGT